AATAGACACCCAAGTTTGCGATTGCGGTTCTTAGGTGGCTTAGAGCGAATGTCCCATTGACTGCGACTGCTGTGCCTGTTGCCAACTTTCGCATTCCGTCGAATAGTAGTAGGTAATCGTTCTGTGATGCACTTACACCGCCTGCGTTGGTTCCAGCGTGGTAAGCACCGTTGATGTTGTCAGCGAAAGCGTTGGTTGTAGTGGTGTCACCGTTGATAAGTAGGGACTGCTCGTTGAATGCAAGGCGAGAAGCAATGTCGTCACGGAGGACAGCCATCAATCCTTCAACACCGTATGCTACAAGGTAGTTACCGATTGGGATGTTGGCAATCATTGTCTTGAGTTCAAGAGTGACCTCTGCCGTAGCATGGCGAGATTCGCCTGCCGCAGTTCCCGACTCCGTTGCTGACAGTGTTTGACCGTGGAAATCAACAGAACCGCTCAATTTTGGAACATTGAGTTTTCTTCGGTTCATTGGCATTGCAGGGAAAAGAGAACGCATGAAGTTTCTCTCATATACAAGTCCGATAATTTCTTCGGCAGTCTCGGTAGGTAGCATTGTTGCACCTGTTCCACTTGCCGCTCCGGCTAGGGCATCTTTGACTCTCTGTGTCAGTTCGGTAAAGTCGATTTCTTGGCTCATGTTTTATCTCTCCTGTCTTTGTGGGTATTAACCATATCGGTCAAAATACCCCGTGCTCACTCTGTCCTACGACCTCCCAATCGGCCTTCAAGCCATGCTCCCAAGTGGGCCATGCCTTTGCTTACCTTTGGTTGTGGGTCGTGGCTCGTGGTGTCCTTGGTTAAGACATCAGTCGGCACGGGGGATAATGACTTTGGTGTTGCACTTGCGGCTTCAACACCTTGCTCTGCTAACCTTTCAGCGACTTTCGCATCGACAGCCGCATCAAACTCTGCTTGCTTTGCGTTTGCTTCAATCATTTCATTCAGAGAAGCGATTTCAGCATCCTTTTCATCGAGTAGTGTTTTGAGTGATTCTGATTCATCGAGTCGAGCAATGAGTTCAGAGACTTTGGCTTCGACTCCTGTGAGTCCGACAACCACTTCGCTTAGGACAGCGACTTCGCTCACTTCTTCCTCTTTTGTCTCAACAGGTTCATCGTTGGATTCTTCATCAGTTGCCTCGGCAACCTCTTCAACGACTTCTTCGTCATCAAGGACTTCTTCGACGACCTCTTCTTCAACCGCCTCTTCGACGACCTCTTCTTCGACTTCCTCGGTTTCTTCTTCAACCTCATCAGTTTCTTCATGGTCGTGGTCATCTTTGACAACAAAAGTTTCCTCCTCAACAGGAGCGGATAGTTCAACGGTCTCATCGACCTCATCAATTGTTTCCTCTGCGATTTGTGCGTCGGTCATGACATCGTGGTTCTCATCATGGGTCTTAACGGTATCGCCCCCGATAGGTTCAGATATGCGGCTTTCTAACTCTGCTAATTTAGCCTCCAAGCCTGCGATTGTGTCAAGCAAATCCACCACATCATCTTCGTCGAGAGTCTTAGAGTCAGAATATCCTCCGCCTCCTCCGCCTCCACTACCGCCTCCACCTCCGCTTGTAGCGGCTGTGTAGTCAGCGTGTGTTGAACATGGCATGTATATGGTTCGACCATCTTCGGTCATTGAATGTGTGCCTGTGCATCCCAATTGGCCTGCTCGCCTTCTTGCTTCGGCCTCTGTGGTGTATTTGTCAGTCCCGACTCTCGCTTTTGTCCCACAGCCACAGTCGTCTTTTTGGAAATCCATCTCAACGCTCTCTGACGGTGGTGCAGGTTCATTAGGTGTGTCTGATGACTTCTCAAACTCAATAACATACGAACCGTCACGCTCCTCGACAGCAATGATTTGCTTTTGTCCGTCATATTCAACAAGAGACTTACTAATATTGAACAGGGCGTTAGGTGAAGCGGGTATATCGACTACGCTTGTCTCAATCCATTCAATCTTAACAAACTTGAGGTATGCTTCATCTCCACGCCCTTCTTTGATAGCGGCCTTGGCAATGAACCCTATCGAGAATGCTTTGAGCATACCCTTGCGAATCTTACGGACAATTGCTTCTTCTCCACTATCTATACGAGCACGACCAAAGACTGCTTGAATCTTCTCTCCATCGGGCTTTTCATAGTGTCCCATCTCAACCTCCTCCATCATACCAATGACACCATAGTCCTTACGGTGATTGTATAGAATCACAGGATTCTTGCTGTAAGACTCCCATGAGTCCATGATTGCCTGTGGCTCAACCAATTCCTTGTGTCGGTCAAGCATTTTTTCGTCACCGACATAAACAGGGCCATAGACAACGACATCGTTTTCATCCTTGTCATACCCCTCGTGGTCGGGGGTGTGCTCTTTAGAAATCGTGAATGGTGTTTCGATTCTATATTCAAATACTACTTCTTTGGCCTCACCTTGTATTGCATCAAATAGGTTCGGGTCATTCACAATCGTGGCATTGACGAGACGACTCATACCATGCCGTTCATCCTATGTGGTTTATGAGGATTTCTTGACCCATAGTGAGTGTTTAGAGGCCCTACATTGGCCTACAACACGGTAGCCCGCCTGCCTAAGAATTGGATGGACGCCCTGTGTTGAACAGTCCCAATACTTGTTATTGATTGGGTTGACACGGTCTTTGGCTGTATGTTCCCAATGCAAAGCGAGTTTATCGACAAACCATCCCGTAGGTCGTGGCCCATCAAGTATCAAGTCCTCCTCAAGGTATTTCCATACCCAAAGGGGAACTTTTCGTCGTAGCCTACCCATAGGTTAGGTTAGCACTCCCACCTATTTAATTAAACAACCAAAACCTGCATTTGTTAGTTTGTGGTATGCTCTTGCGGCTTGCCTTCGGTGGGTTAAATCGGACTCTCTAAGAACCTCTAATAATCCTCTTGTTGCATCACTTACTGCTACATCTTCGGCAGTAGTATTGTAAATGTAATCTAAGTGGTCATAATAGTGTCCTACATATTCGTATTCCTCTTGGCTCATTTTTGTTCCCTCTGTTTAATCGTAGGGGTCAGTCCTATATAAAAATGTCGCCTATTTAATCCCAAATCTCATTGAATGTTGGTTCTCGTGGAGTGCCTTCAAGCATGTGAGTTATCATCTTGAAGTTTTTGATTTCAGTCTTGCGTGCTTCGTCCAAAATACGATAGCGTCGGTTGATTTCAGACCTTGACAATTCTCCGTCACAGGTTAGGTTTTCGGGAGACAATTTGCATTCTATTTCAAGAAGATGCTCAAGGCATTCTTTCTTTGTTTGCTCAAGGTCTTTTCTCTCGGATGGGGTTAGGGTTATGTTCGCCATGTTTAACCCTATGGGTCACTCCTATATAAAGATACTGCCTATACTAAGGATATTGAGTTTCAACCTGCCACTCATCATGTTGAGTCCAACCGTCGTTATCGACCCAAATAGCAAGATACACGGTGTAGGTTTCATTTTTCAACAAATCACCTGCTGAATACGAGACTGTGTTTTGTGTGTCACCCTCAAGAGTTTGAGTCAATACTTTAGCAAATACCGCATCTTGTGTTGAATTGATGATATAGAAATCAATCTCAATAGGTTGTGATTCGTCACAAGACCAATCAGCGTCCCATGAGACCGTGATATTCGCTGTATCATTTGTGTAGTTTGACCAAGTGTAACCGATTTCATAGAATGATGCCGTGCCATTACATTCGGGTTCGGGTTCGTCATATTGGACTTTCATCACAGGGTTGTAAGGACTGCCCCAATGTGAGCCATCGTAGGAATAGAATACAACCTCAATCGTATAGACATGCTCGGCAAGATTGCTAAACTCATGCTGAATCATGAAGTATTGTTGGAACATACCCGATTGTATCTCGTGATTACTTTCTATGTCGTTTTCATCGACGAGAGTGATTTCAAAGTAGCCATCCATGTCTGTGTCACAGTAGTTTGTGTCGTAAAACTCTTGACTTACTGTTATTGCTTGAGTCTCGTCATCAATCCATGTGTTGTCACTCCACTCCCAATTCATATCGCAGTAATCATAGTATTCGTCTATGTAATAATCCACATCGAAGTCATCAGAGTCATCAGAGTCATCGACAGAGAACAGACCGTAAGCACCACCACCACCTATTATCAAGAATAGGGGAGATAACATGATTGCGATTTTCTTAATCTTCTCAACCTTGCGCTCCACAGAATCAATTGCCCTATCAACAATATCGCCCTCAAGTGTTGTCTCAACCTCGACATTGGTTTTGTTTTCACCACCGTTTAAGACGGTGTTGTCAGCGACCTTCTTGCTAACCTGTTGCACAGTCGTTATCAGTTCAGCCGCTTCTCTCAATTGAGAGACCAAATCATTCTCCCTATTGGACTCGTTAAGGACTCCATCATCTTCAAGGTCAGCACGAATGTCACTCTCACTTCGGCCTGTCGCCTCTGCAAGCATTCTTACCTTTTCCTCATCAATCTCCTTCTTCATCAAACACACCTTTCTTCGCTTCATTTATCACACGCTTCATGTGTGAAATCCCACGAGAACCCACGACTAACCACTTAACCTGTGCCACTACACCTGCAAGACGATAGTCTTCCTTGTGTCGTGCGCCCCAAGCCTCTCGTAGGCGTATCGCCCGCTCATCAGTCGGAGTCTTCGGTGTGCCATTCTGACTCATGACTTTTTGTAAGCGATTGAATTGTGTATTACCAAGAATGTTACCGCCCCTCCTCCAAATGTCGGGATGATTTTCTTTCAGATTCTCGGCATACGCCAATGGAAATGTATCGTGCTCACTGTTTCTGATGCTGACTGCAAGGTCATCACCTCGCTTAGGAAAATTGGTTACATGCTCTGACTTATCGAGAGCCTTAGTGGACTGTGGATGACCCTTTGGTAGCAGGTCTTGGTCGTGCTTACCACCTCTGAACCTACCTCTGCGAAGAACATACAGGAATGAATTGACACGAGCAAACGCCCATTGCTCTGCTGAATTGACTGTTGGTCTAACGCTCTGCGGGTTATTTCGATACGCCCCCACGCCCCTCCGAAAAACGGCTACGAGTGTCCTCGTGCTCGTTCTCTTTGTTGGACTATCATACTTTTCATTGTGCTTCTTGGCCTTCTCTGACAGCGTTTTACGGACGCTTGCTGATACTTGTTTGGTTTCGGGTTCCTTGATAATACGAAGCATTGCTACTCTGACAGGAACCGACCTGTCGCTTCTTGTGTAACTACCATCTTGATTATTGACATACACAACTACACGGGCTACGGGTTTGTCAGCACTTGCCTCCACTTGCTCTTGACCACCCGATGATGATACCACAGATACATTGCCCGAAGTTATCACAGACGATACCTGCCCGACATAGCGACCCTTGTCAGTGCTCCACGAGACAAATTGTCCCGTCGATACACTTGCCGCTTTAGATGCACATGCCTTCTCACACATAGATTGGGCGACTGCAACAGCCTGCGGTTGCTCCATGCCATCAATCTCAATCAATTCACTTATCTTACGACTGACACACTCATTGTATGTCTCGGTTGCTTGACGACAGGTTGGGCCTTTTTCTATTGTCATATCAGAATCTCCTTGGTAGTGATTGTCTAACGCCTCTCGATAATGCCCTTTTGATTGGGCCTTTCGCACCACGCCTTGCGAATCTCACAGCACGAGTCAGATACAAACGAGGAGGAAACGGTGCAAACTGAACACGACCAAACTCAACCACTTGAGCATATTGAACACGACTGTTGCCAAATCGCACAGCGTAGTTCTTGCGACTCTGTGTCTTGACAAGACGACCCGATGCCTTCAACGCACCTGTTCGCACAGGCACGAGTTCTTTGGCCTTCTTGAGAATAACCTCTCCAAATGCCTTTTGCATCTCCATAGAAGCGTTGCCTGCAAACTTCGCTTGCATCATTTGAAATGCCAAACCCATGCGCTGAAAGACAGTCGCATCCATTTTGACTTTCATAGACTTGCCTCCACCGAAGCCGCCTACATCTCCATACATACCGACCATCATTCATCACCGTCCGAATCCGTGACAGAATCCTCGCCATCTTCGTTATCGACTGTGATAACTTCCTCGCTGTCACCCGATTCATCCTTACCTTTGTTGATTGAAAGTTTGGGTGAAAGATAGAATGGGTCAGATGCTTCGGGGTTCTCCAACACCTCGTAACCCAACATCAGTCGAGCCTCATTGACGCTGATAACTCCCTCTTGTCGTAGTGCGGCTATTGCCTGTCCTCGACTCTTGACAATCTCCGCCATTATCTTCTCTTTAGACGGGCGTATCGTGTTAAACTTGAACACATAGTCCTCGACATCAAGAAGTGGTAAGATTCGGTGATTTATCAGACTCTCAATCCTCTTATGGAATGATTCGACCACATCATACCATGCCTCTAATTGCTGTTCGGGATTGCTCATCTTACCTGTTTGAACCCATCCGAGTTTCATAGGTGGAATACCAAACACAGCGCATATCTCCTCACGGTAGTAATATAGTAAATCGAGATGCTGACCATCCTTGATTGAGTCAATCAACCTGTGAGTTTGGAATCCTGTTCCACCATTCACGGCAACAAGTCCGAATGGTGATTTGCCTGTGCTCAATTGTTGCTCAAGCATGGCGAGCATAGATTTCATCTCGGCATTGCTAATGTCACCGACATTGAGAATTGTCTTAGGTAATGTGCCTGTGAATTGCTCATTGATGTAGTTTGACAGATTCAATTGACCTGCTATCGTCTGTAATAGAGGGACGATTGGTGATATTCCATATCCTCGTCCTGTTTTGTATTTCGCTATGTGCAATAGTTTGTTAGAAGCAAACCTGCGTTGCATACCATTGAGAGTTTGAACATACGCCATTTCGGGCGGTGGAGGCAAACGCTCGTTTGGAATAATCTCGACTGTGTCGGCTGATACAGGCCATATAGACGCCAATCGACCACCAAAAGTCCAATCTTGACCGTCATTGGCTGATGTGTCGCCTGTGCCATCTAACTCAAGGTAGGCATCACCAAAGAGTGTTAGGTCATAGACGAGAGATTCAAGCCACTCGTCGCCCATATCTTCGGGGTTTGGCATTTTGAAAAACATGCGAAGACGCTCAAGGTCAGCAGGGTTACCTCGCTCAACACCGTCAGCCAATTGAAACCGATAACCGTTCCCGATTACATCGTCCACACATCGTCTGATGATGGCGGCAATGACCTCACTCTTGAGGCTGATGTCACGAATCAGAGAGTATGAAACTCCTGTTGCCGCTCCCGTCTTGGCTCCTGTTCGTTTGTCAATCGTAGTAGCAGTCCCAATCCGAGATAAAGAGGCGAGTGCTTTGAAATCCATTTCGGTTTCATCGACCTCTTTTCTTCGTCCGAATAATCGGAAACGCTTTCGCTCGGCCATAAACCTGTTGTGACCGCACAGGTTCTAAACCCTGTCGGCTCAAGGCCAATAGACACAAGGAGAAGAATGCACATTCTTCATTTCCCACTCACGAAATGCCTCTTCGGTTGAAATAACGGTCGCTGTGCCGTCACCGTGGTCTTTTATTGAGCATGGGTAGCCAACGGTCTTACCGTCATACCATGTTGTGCGCTCTCTCATGTCCGCTACAAACATACATGCTTCGTATATTTCCATTTTCGCTTTGACTCTTGTTGCCATGTTATAGCGTAGGGGTCACTCCTATATAAGCATTGTGCCTATTCTTTTGTAGTGACTGTGGATTTCTCCATCTCCATTTCATGCTCATGTTGTGCGGCCGCACGCTCCAACTCGTGTTTGACACGCATCTCGGCTATCTTGCCATCGGCTTCGGCATCGGGTGTGAGCAGTCCAATATCGACTGTGGTCTCTTGTTTGAATAAGTCAAGTAGGTTTGTGATAATCAGTAGGGCAGGGCCACCCACGATACCAATAACAGTCAATTGATTCTCTGTGATTTCAATACCATTAACAACGCTCTGATAAACTGCCAATGAGGCAAACGATACCCATGCTAAAACAATCGGGACTGATACAAACCAAAACAGGTTCTTCGTGCTATTGCGTCTCATACTTTTCCTCCTTTTCAACCGTGGTTCATAACGCCATCGGGATTCCGATTGAGGCGGTGACGATTGCCCCGACCCCGACGAGAATCTTGTTGATACCCGTCTTGATATATTCCTCGATACCCTCTTTGAAAGTCTTGAGTTCATCAATATCTTTGCGAGCCAAGATTTGCTCCTGTTGTATCTTGTCAATATCCTCTGCGATATGGGCGAGATGATTGTCCCTAATCGTAACAACATCCTGTCGCAAGCCCTTGAGCATCTCAAGCATGACTGCGTCAGCATCTCCCATGTTATAGACCAAAATCGGAGGCGGTTTAATAGCGTGCTTACTATGAATAAGAATACAAATATAAATCCGATAAGCATGTCACGCACCGAATGTCCTCATTTCGGGCAAGGCCGCTCCATCACCGATTTCAACAGCAAGTCGAGCATAGAGAAGGGCGTGAAATGCGTGGTCGTCTCCATCACGCCCATACTTGGTCAGAGTTTGTCCTCTGACAGGCCGTGTATTCTTTTCATCATTCTCCATTGAAGAAGTCAGACAGCACCACTCATGTGCTACCCAATCAAGTGATTCGTCCCGATAGGGTAGGGACACTTCTTTGTTTTTGATTGCTTCAATTGTCCTCTCAACATAGGTCGTCCTATCGACAACACACATGAAAATCAGATTCCGATTATTGTCTCGTTTTTTGTATTCATACGGGGTCATCGGTCGTGATGAATAGTAACACGAGCGCACACGCTCACCAAACTCCTGTTGTAACTCTTTGACCTGTCGAGCACCATAACCAATGTCACAGACGACTTGAACACAATTGTAATCAAGAATCAGTTTTTTGATTTCAGCAACTTCATCCTGTTCACCTGTGTCTCGTGAGTTCAATTTGACTGCGTTGAGTATGTTGCCCTTATTGTCTGTGATAACCACGGTAGTTTCACGACCCCAATCGACACCCATAAACGATTCTTGAGGTGGTGCAACACCTCTGACAACATCACGCTCCCTATCGAGAGTCGGCAACACTTCGTCGAATGTCAAAGGCTTGGTAGCACCTGCGAAAAACTCACCTAAGACCTCATTGGAAAATCGTCTTGGGGTATAGGTCTCCTTCTTTTGGGATATGTCTTTCTTAGATATATCGGGGTGCATCAATTGTGAGATATGGTAGCCAACAATGTTCGCTGTGCTGTTACCGTGAACCCATGTTTCAGATTCGCTATCCCACTCTCCTTTAGTGGACTTTTCCCATAGTTTCCAAAACTCCGAACCTTGCTCACGAGCCGTCCCCGATACCACTACCCATTTGTATTCAGATTGTGCGAGCATCTCAACCAACATAGGCAAAATGTCACCTCCACTGTCTTGATACTCGTCGATACAACACAAATCGGCCTCGATACCCAAGAGAGCGTGAGCATCACCCCAATTGGAATATGAATACAAATGATTGGGAGTCTTCGCTCCAACATCGAAAGATTGGTGGCTCACAGATGCCTTGACTCTTGACTTCATCAGACACCCATTGTTGATTGACCCCATCATTGCTCCATTGAGCCTCTCCTCGACGAATCTCGTTACTTGAGGCTGACGGGGCGCAGTATAAACTGCGTTGAAGTAAGGTATGTTTAACAGGCCGTAAAGCAGTAGGTTACAGATTGTCTCGGTCTTCTCGACCTTTCGACTACATTTGAGCACGACCATTTTAGTCGAATCATTCTTCTCCCTTGCACCGAAGTGCCTGTAAATCTCGGTGAGATACTGACGACCTTCAAGCCTAAACGGCTTGCCGTCAATCGTGCGAAAGTAGCACGACCACCTATCGGGGTATAGTGCAATCTCTCGTGCCTGCTCGGCAGTCAGACGCCCCGTTTGACCCTCCGCCATGTCCCCTCATGGGGAGGCGGGGTTTGAAACGGTTGCCCTGTTCAAGTTGCCATGTTTAACCGTAGGAGCCACTACTATATAAGTCTGCCTCTCAAAGGTTCTCATTCAAGAGTTTCAAATCATGGGGAGGCCGAGATACAACAGCCCAATACAAACCACAGCCTATTCCGTTTGGTAGCCTGCCACAGATATACACAATGTTCGGCCATGTCGTGCCGTCTCCAAGGGTAAGTATGTCGATAGGGCCATGCCTGCCACAGCAAGGGCATTTAGGGACAGTCCCAACGCCTGTAACGATGACCTCGTGTGATTCAACACCCAACTCCTCATTTGTAGGAATAATGATGGCACGGGGTATCGGCTGATTCATCAACCACCGTGTCATGCTGTTAGCCCTACCTTTTGCTTCATCTCATCAAGGAGTTTCAATTGTTTGTAAGATAATCCACCCTGCGCTCTGAATTGATATTCGGTTGAATCGACAAATGTTTGCTCCCACTCTGTCAAGTCAGAGTATGACGGTGATGATTTGATTTCGGAAGGTAAGCAAGGGATTGGCTCTCCTCGCTTATCATTCTCGATAACCATTTCATACAGAGTCTTGGCTGACCACTTGAGTTTGCCAATTCCATATCTTCGGATTGCGCTCTCTGTGCTTGAGATGTTACTTGAAGACTCAATCCATCCCAAGTCCACCTGCCTCTCGGCCATTTTTCTAAAGTGACTTGCCATGAAATCTCGCTGATTTCGTATGGTCAAATATTCAGTCCTCCTGTATGCTTCATCAGCCTTCTTGGAGTCCCATGCGGCTTTGACCATCTTTTCAGTATTAACAATCTCCTCATCGAGGTCAATTGCTTCAAACCACCTAAAGGTCAGAGTGTTGCGACTGATGTAACCCTTCTTGTTGAGCATCTTCAATGCCTTCTTGGCATTCCTAATCGTGGGCTTGTGAAACAGCCATTGGTTATCCATAACGCCTTCTAAATACTTCCTTGCTTGAGGATAGTCTAACTGAAACTTGGTTTTGAAGAATCGGTCTTTGGCCTTCGCCATTTGGGTTTTCAAAAAGTCCTTTTTGGCATCTCCTGTCAGTCCTTCGACACCGTCTGTCAGAATCTCAATGTGCTTATGGACGCACTCGTTACCGACACCGACTTCTTTCTTTGAAGCACCAAAGGGTTGGTCGTCATCGACAATAACACATATCTCACGGATATGCTTCTTGCCACACAAGGAGCAAGAGCCGTTGCTCGTAGGCAAAAACACTGAACGGTCATATCTCCAATCAGTAACAAAGTCATCATAGACACGGACGGTCTTGTCGGGTTTGACAATCCTTGACACCTTGGCAAGGTTAGCGACTACACGCTTCTCGTGAGGTGCCACGCCTCTTTGCAGGTTCTCAATAATATGTTCGGGGACTTCACCGTCCCATAGGGTGTCTTCTTTTGCCATTTAATCATCCTCCATGATAATATCGGGGTCAGCGACTTCATGGTTGAGCACATACTCAACACGGACACGCTCATTCCCGTGAGGTGTTAATCCATTTCTTGTCTCTTTGGCAACCAAAATATCACCATCACGCTTCATTTGCTTGAGGACAAATGCCATTTCACGAGGAGTCTTACGGTGTGAATTGGCAACAGTGGGATTGACCGCCTCCGAGATTTGACTGCTCGACATTGGTCGGCCGTCTTGTATTAGTCGGGTTTTGATTGCTTCTCGGAGTTTGTTTGGTATCTTCATTTGTGTCGCCTCTATACCGTCGGAGGTAGCCTCTATACTTAAATGTTCTGCAAGTTATAGGTAGTCGATAGATAATTTACAAGACTTGCAGGCGATTGTCACAGAGGGTATGTCGTCGGGACATTGGGCCTTAGTGAGAGAGACCTTAACCCTTTGGTTGCATCGAGGACAACGGATAACATCGACCCAAAAGTCACCCTTGCCAAACTCCTGTATTGGTCGTGTGTCTTTGTAAGGAGCAACAGGTGTGAAAACCTCTCCTTCGTCTGTAAAGCCACCTTCGGGAATAGGTTCGGGTTCGATATGAGAAGGGAAGAATCTCTCATCTAAGGCCACTTGGTCAGCCTGTAATCCACTTGCTTCAATAACAGGCCCAACAGAGTCAAACGGGTCATCCGAGGTCAGACCTATGAATCTCAATGGCTTATGATTAGTTTGAAGTAGGTCAATATCCACATCTGATTCGTATTTTATTTTGTCATCAACCAACATCAGAGTTTTGATTGTTTCATTATCGAATTGCATTGACTCATAACACATTGCCATAGCCACACGGTAGGCTATCTCGTGTAATAGGTAGTGGTATATCGGACGAACATTATCTCTATGTCCGGTGGTAAGTATCGCTCCATCGGGTGTGAAACTCATGCTTGCCGCATAAGAATCAGCAACCGACGGTGGGACAAGGTCAATATAAACACAGAATCTATCATCATCGGGTAATACCTGTTTGAGCCATACGACCATAGGCATTTTATCCTCCCTTTCAATGATAGTCAGTGGCGCAACGGGGTCTGATGAATTCTCCCACATAGTAGAATCGGCCATTCTAACCTCAATCATGACATTCGCACCAAGATTAGTTTTCCAAAATGGACTTTCGGGAGCGTCGATTATTTGTTTGAATACTTTGTTTGGGGTATCAGAGATAATATGAGGTCTCCAAAGAGCATGACCAACGCCCGCTATGCGAGCCGTGCTCGATTTACAAATATTCGATGGGGTTGTTTCACGCAGTTTCATTTTTGGTTCAGTCATCATAGTGCCTCCATTGGTGGTCTCCTGTGGCCCTTGTTAATGAGTCGCTTGATAGCGACCTTGAATGGCATGATAATGTCTCTTGCTAAGGTAGTTACATCAGCGACAGTGGCATGGCCGTGGTTGCCATAGTATTGGCTTGTATTCATGCCGCAAATGCCAACAGAGAATAGTAGGCAGTCGTCATTCTCAAGGTCAGCAAGCACAGCCTTCAAGTGCTCGCTTGCCCCCATTCGGTGTGGAGAAGGCCCCGCAGGTGCTCCGTCAGAAATAATGAAAACCAACCTTTTGGCTCCGTCTTTACCAAATTGCTTAGTTCGGTTTGCCGCCCACTTGACTGCGTAGCCATCAGAGTTTTGAGAACCTGCATAAGGTGTAACGACTTGACGCTTTGCACGGGTGTCAAGTGCTTTGTTTGCCGCCTTGCGGACATTGATGTAGGTTGCACCATACTCGTAGCCATCAACCGCTCCATTGGATGAATTAAAGTCCACGACTTCATAGTCAGCACCGACTTGCTCAAGAGCCTCACAGAGGGTTACAGCCGCTTGCCCTGCCATCACAGCACGACGGCCGTGCATAGAGCCGCTTGCGTCGATTAGGACGACACAGCGTAGGTTGAATGCCTCATGCTCCTTTGGCTTTTGGAATAGACGCTCGGAGGTCTTGACGGCCCATAGACGACGGGTGTCAAGTTTGCCACGCTTATGGTGCGTGGAGAATCGAGAGTCAGCACCCTTGATGAGTCGCTCAATTTCACGACCTAACTTCTTAATGCCTGTTTTGTTGGCACTTGCGACTGTGTTGTATTTGTCAAGTGGGTATAGTCCTTTCCTCCATGCCTTATTGACTTGAGTAATGATTTTGTGTCCTTGGTCTTCGGTCTCTCCGTAAGAATCAGACCACTTGTATTCATTCTCGATGAGTTCGCCTTTATCATCAAACTCCATGTCCTCAAATTCGTCAAGCATGTTAGCCGCCTCTGCAAGCATGTTCTCTGCATAATCAATACCACCGAATATAGCATCACCTTCGCCCTCACCACCTGCCATGTGACCATCATCGTGATTGTCTCCAAACATTTGACCGACACCCGACTCTTGGTTAGTATCGGAGTCATTTTCCTTACTTGATGATTGAGCATCACCGTCACCGCCTTGGTCAGCACCGTCACCGTCACCGTCACCTGTGGAGCCACTACCCGACTCTGCATCACCAATGTCCTCGCCTTGGCCTTCGCCATCGACTGCAAAGGAGTCACCGTCGTTATCGCCCTGTGCGTCACCGTCACCTGCTTCGTTACCTTCGTCACCTTGGCCGTCAGCGTCAGCATCAGCGTCAGACTCACCTTCGCCTGCACCGTCGCCATCAGCGTCTTCGACACTATCACTTGTAGGCATCTTCTCGGCTATCTTTTTGAATCGCTTGCGTTGGACTTTTTCAGCCTCTTGCTTGTTGCGCTTTTGTGAGTTAGCCGCTTCGGTAATGTAATCCATATCCATGTCGTCAGCAAAAATACCCTCTGCTTCGGGCGTCTTGGTTGCACCGTATTCATCACCACCACACTCGTCTTCGGGGAAGTGAATGCGGTATATGTCAAGGAGAGTGCGAGCACCCTTGACTGCTTCGGAAGTATCAACGCTTGCGACTGCATCAGCAATGTGAGGTCGAACATGATTCATCATGGTTCTAATTTTGTCATTGTCAAAGAAGTGACCAACACCGAGAATGACTTCCGTGGCAATAGCAAGGACGCCCATCTTTGGCACTTCATGGTCAGCCAAGACACGGCCTGTAACAGCCTTCTTGTGTTGAGCCATCATGAAGTCTTGAGCAAGGTCAAGACGCTTCTTGGAACCACCAAAGTCTTGACCAAGTAAATAATTGACACGAGCATCTTCAACAATGTTCACGAAGTCGTGAAGCAATCGGTCTTCGTCACCACGCTTGACACCATCTGTAACTCTTTTCCAAGCGTTGAAGTTTGTGTATCGTAGGTGGCCTGCACATTCATGAGCCATAACTGCCTCTGAATAAAGTAGGTTCATGCGCTCATCAGTAATACTTGGTGTGATTGGGTAGGAAATGAAAACCTGTGCTCCGTCAGTAGCACATGGTTGGCTTGGGCCAACATGGACTTTTGAAATCTTACGGCCTTTGCCGTCGTATTCACCGCTTAGGACTCGACCGAGTTTGGTCAAGTGTGCTTTCATTTGGTTGCACTTCAAAGGTGTAGCCTTGATTGGGGTTTGGTTCGCCATGATTAGTCCTATGTGTCCCACCTATATAAGCATATTGTCCTATCCTTTTCGATAGTTTTGCTTTCGATATGGTGGGTTGTCAGTTTGATTTGACCGCAGTCGTGCGACTAAAGCCCTTGACACCTTGCTCAAGCCATCGACACGCCACGATTCGCTATGTAGCATCAGAGCCTCCGATACAAGATTTGAGTCGGTGTCATTATGGTGAGCCATTTGTAAAACCGAGAGTGGGTGGCATGAGAAGTCATCATCGAATCGACCTTGAAGAATTGCCTTCGGCTGATTCTTGGTATCGACAAACTTGCTTGATTTGGTATTCGGTTTGATTGAAAAATCACAATTTATCTTGGCTTGTCTGAATGATGGTGACGAACCCCCATAGGGGGGTTCTTCACCATACAATTGTGCAGGTGATTCTATTGAGTTCGATAGGGCAAGATAATCAGCGATATGTCGAGGAGATGGATTCCTAATTTCAACAACCACACAATTCTTTCGTATCGAGTATGGGATAGACTGCATAGATAGGGCAATAAAGACCGTTGGAGGAGCGTCAGAGAGCCGCTTTTCAATTTTAGACCAAAGACTACGGGTGAACCAATCGGTGTCCTCTAAGGCCGCATAACGGCCATTTCCAAAGAATGTAGGATGACGAGCATTCTCAATGGCGACCAACGGGTCTTCATGAGATTCGGCTTGCATTGATTCTTGGTCTCCAATCGTGTGTAGGATTGTTGTCTTGCCTACGCCCGAATTGCCCCATAGAATAAGGTGACGAGATGGATTCTTCATCCACTGTCTTACTGCTTCAATCGGAGCACGAGCACCATGTAACATCAATCAAACAACCTTTTTTGCTTCGGTGGAATGAGTGTTTGTTGCTTGGCATCCAACGGTGTATTTACCGAGATGTGCATACCTTTTGTCAAAGTCTCAACAACCTTCTCAAGTCTTTCAATTCTGTCTTCTAACTGTTTGATTCTGTATTCGTTCATAATTTTGATTGATTGCCCCACCTATTTAGGTGGAGAGGGAGGCTGAAGAACAAAGTCCCTCACCGTCCTCCCCCTCCTAGTATCGGTGAGGGTTGTAAGTGTCAATCAGACGAAGTCAGCAATACGAGCACGAGCGGCCGCTTCAACCTGTGGTCTCTCATCGGCAGAGTATCGTCCAAGCATAACATATCGAATGGCCTCGCTGATGGTCAAGTCTCTCAATTCATCGACCAATTGCACGAGCATACGGGTTGAGGTGTCGCTCTCAATTTGGTGGTCTTTCTTGAGCCTGCGTAGGTCGCCTGCCATGTTCACAATGTTGACGACCATTTCCTCATCGGTAAAGCCTGTTTGTTGCATGACAACCTTGACCTCTTGGTCAGAAGGCAAGTAGTCAAATGGTATCGAGTAGGTAAAACGGTTCTTGGTAGCCATGTTCATAGCATTGACGCCTGCATAGTCGTCCGGTGGGTTCATAGTGCCAATGACCATGAAGCCTGCTTTGGCTTTGACTACACGGTTGTTATCGTCGGGAATAACGAGCATACCTGTGTCCATGAGACCGTTGAGAGCCATGAGAATGTTCTCACGAGCACCGTTGATTTCATCAGCCAAGAATGGAATACCCAAGTCAGCCGCCATAGTCAAGACACCGTCTTGGAATACGACTTCACCGTCAATCAATGTGCGAGTGCCAATGAATTGGTCTTCGGTAATACCGTCGCTCATGTTAATGCGAAGTAGTGGTGTGTTCAATTCAGCAAAGAAGTCCTTAGCAAGTAGGGACTTTCCACAGCCCGTAGGGCCGACCAAAAGAATGTGAGACTTGATGGTATCACCCTCAAGAGACCTGCGGTAGCGGTTGGCAATCAAGCGCATTTCATTGCGTTCAGACTCAACAAACCCAACCTTCTTTGGGACAAGCGACTTGAGCATGTCAGACATTTCAGCAAGTGCTTCGGGGCTGTTTCGTGGGACACCATAGAATACACCGCCCACTTGGACGGTAGCAATTGGAGTATCATTGAAAGCCTTGGTGGGGCTTGCAGGTTGAGACATTGTTGGCATAGCGACTGTGTTGCCGCTCATCAACGCTTCGGCTTGGTCAGCGAGCCACACTTGACGGTCTTTGCCGATGGTAACTCTGATTACACCTGCTTTTTTCATTCGGGTTGAATTGAATGCGTTGGCCTTCAAAGAGACAATAGTAGTCTCCTGTCCGTCCGCTTCTTTCAATTCCTTTACTGCATACAGGAAATCTTCTTCGGAGATTCGCCCGCCTGCATTTCTTACTGCTTGGTTCATTGCTTCAATTGTTGTTAGCATTATTCTTCACTTCCATTTTTGTCTTGTGTCGCCCACCTATATAATCGTTTTTGCGGTTTTTATTGCTCCGTGTTATTCGACTGTTTTGGGTCGGCTACAAATGACCCTATGTGGCACATCTATATAAAACTACCTCTGAAAGTTAAGGAGGTGGTAAATGGCCTTTGATAGTCAGATAAGCGGTGATTAGGTTTTCAGTCCAACGGTTTTCCATTTTTTTCTTCTCGTATTTACGAAGTTTATCGACTGTTTGCCGAATCGTTTGTTTTTCTTCGTTATCGTATTCCATAACCCTACCAATGGTCTTCACGACCTCCAAGCAAGTCTCCCAACAGATAGCGGGTGGGTGCTTCGGATTATTCCATGCGATAGCCAAAACTGCCTTGCCTGCATCTTGAGGTTCGGGTCGGAGACATCGAAGTGCGATAGCCTCAATCTCCTCGGCATTGTCGAGTTTGAATTGTTGCTTCTCCTTCTCTAATGCCCTTCTCCAACGGGGAGACCACATATATTTGCGTGCTACAACCCTCACACCGTAGTGTGTGAAGCCGCACTCATCTCGTAGTAGGTTGTAACAGTCTCGCTCTTTCAACCGCTTCATGAGAACCACGAGTCCAATGTAGTCGTGCCAACACCTGTGATACACCTATGCCATGTCGTGCCTAAAGCACCGAGTATAGCCGCAAAAGAATCACTTTCAGCGAAGTATTTGTTAATCGTCATGTCACGGTCAATGATAATGTCGTATTCATCGGGGCTATCACCCCATTCAATTGCGATTCTCCTATTGTTTGGTAGTGGTGCAGGTGCGGACTTGGCAAAGAATATCATGGGCTTATCTCCCAAATCAAACTCGGTTCCTATGTTTTCATTGCTCCACATTGCCGCTTTGTGTGCAAATGTTCCTTTTTTCTTTACACCAAAAGGTTGCCCGAAGTCGATTTGAGGAGTCTTTTCGGGGTCTTTCATAATATCGTAGTGCTCACGAATCAGAGCACCAACCTCAACCGATTCACCACCATCTAATATGCAATCGAATAATGCCTGTTGAACAGTCTTGACTACATTCGGGGTCGAAGACCTGCGAAGTTCAACACCACGATAACCATGTTTGCCGTTGAAATCACGGTAGGCATATCGCTTCTTTACCCCCCATTGAAAGTATCGAGCGTAGTAAGCATCGGGTTTGATATTGAAAAATTCATTTTTATCGACATTCAATGTCTCCTTGACGAAGTCGTCAAATGATACATTGAGTTCTCTGCATAGTATGTCGGCCATGTCTTTTACATCATCCTCTGTAAATGGACGGATGGCCTTCTCAACCTCATCGTGATTGGCAATTGCCACCTTGCACGAGTCAGTGTCTTGGTATAGCGTGGTGAACCGGAGTTCCATACACCCATGAGATGCGGGTATATAGTCTTTTTGTGGATATACACCTGTGTCGCTGAAATAAAGTGTGCGTTTGTTGATGTAGTTTTTATTCCAATCATTATGCAGTCTTGCGGTTTCAGTAATATCAGAACCAATTTCGGGGTCAGCCAATCTAAACGGCCTATTCCTTGTCTTCTCTGTCCGTCCCGACCCAAGGACACCATACCATGAGTTCATGTTCTCCTTCATAACACGCTGTTGCCTATCGAGGAGAAGCAGTTTGTCGGGGTCGGATTCGGTTCTCATCTCATCCTT